GGAGCTTTCCACTTCGGCCTGGCGCCCGTTGTTGATAACCTGCACAGTAACACCACCGCCACCGCCGGCCGCTGGCGATAGCGGAGTTACCTGCCCGCCTTGTTTGCCCATAAGCAACAACTGCCGATTTCCGAGCGTAAGCAACTCTGGCCAGCCCTTTTCGTTGACCGGATAAATTCCGCCCGCGTGCACTCCGCCGCCCAGCGCCCGGCCACCCCTCGTGGACACGGCATCAAGGTTGCCACTGCTGCCGCCGCCGCCAAAGATTTTGATGGCAGTAGTCACAAGCGCTGCCAGGCTGCTGGTCTTTTCGCTGCCGCCGGCCTGCGGGAACAATGCCCGCGCCAAGTCTGCCGCTGCCGCCTCAGCCACCATCCTCATCAGCATGTTTTTCCACAGCGTGATGATGCCCTTAAAGTTTCCATCCAGCGTGGCGGTTAGCGTGTCGCCGAAGGCATCTTGTATGTTTTGGGAAAACCGCTGCGCGTAGCTGTCAAGCTCGGCAAATGCAGGCTCGGCCACGGTTGGCAGCGCATCGATGCTTTCATACAACTGGCCAATGGCCTGGTTGATCTGGCGCCCACGTTCCGGGTCGCTGGTGCGGGCCAGCTCGGTTTGCAACTCGTCTACCAGCCGGCGCGCGTCGGCCAGCCTGGCCGCGGGGGTGTTGCTCAGCGCGGCATTGATACGGGCCATGCTTTCGGCCGCTGCGCGGGCTGCCGGGTCAATTGCCTGTATCTTGGCATTCACATCTGCAATGGCTTGCGCTATTTTGGTCTCGTCACCTGGGAGCTGCATTTTCAATAGCGCTTCCAATTCCTGCCTTAGCGCGGTGATGCGCGCAATGTCGGTTTGCTCCAGCGTGCGTAGCGCAGCCACCTGGGCGCTATTAAGCAAATCACCGACAAATGCCTTATCTGTTGTGCCTGCGCCGCGGCTGGCGCGGCCAGGCCGCACCACAGGGGGTTTTTCTGGCTTATCGGGAAGCTCTGGCACGCTGGGCTTTACCGCACTGAAACCACGCCCGGCGCGTGGATCGTTGCGTGGGTCAGCCTCAGACAGCCGGCGCTCGGCAGTTGCGATGCGGCCAACAAGCCCAACTCGATCAGCCAGTAATTTGTTCTTGAGCTGATCCATGCCAACGCCGGAAGCTAGCCGGGCGTCGAGCAATTGCAGTTCACGCTTTAGGCTGTCAATACGGCTTTTGTCCAGCGCTAGCGGATCGGCGCCGTTGCTCACGCGGTAGCGGTCAGTAATGAAGTCAAGTACCGAGGCGCCCTCGCTGCGCAGCAGGCGAAATCGCTCGATGGCCGTGTTCAACCCTTCGACAACCGGGCCCACCAGCGCGCGCGCAAAGTCGGTTGCACTCTTGGCTAGCGCGGAGAATTCTTTGTTCAGCCGTTCGGCTTGCTCAGCTTGCTCGGTGGTGACGGTGGGATTCAGCGCGCCGGCCTCGGCCGTGTCTTTTATCAATTGCGCCAGCTCGCGGTAGGTCTTGCCCAGCTGGTCGCCCACCAGGCGGGCCTTGGCGCCGTCGTCGGCAAATCCGTTCAGCGCCACGGCAAAGCGGCGCCAGGCTTCGGCGGGGTCAAGCCGCTTCAGTTCTTCCACGCTCAGGCCAACTGCCTCGAACATGGCCGCAGCCTCGTTGCCCGGCTTGGCATCGTTCAGCAGCCTATTCATGCGGATCAGGGCTGTTCCAACCGTGTCAAAGCTGGTTCCGGTGCGCGCCGCAATGTCTTCCAGCGCACTTATATTTTCTATCGATGCACCGGTAGCGTCTTTTAGGTCGTTCAGTGCATCCAGGCCGTTGACAGTGGCGCGGAAGAATTGCGCCAGCCCAGCCACCGATACGGCACCCCCGATAGCGGCCCCGAACTGCGTTGCGACCGACGTAAGCCGTGCATAGCGGGCCTCGATCTGCGCAGCTTGTTTCTCTGCCAGGCGGCCGGCTTTGTCCATGCCGGCTTCCAGATTGGCTAGCTTGGCTATGAAATCAATGCTGAGGGTAGCGAGTGCCATGCGGTGGTGCGTGTTGTTGTGTGCAAGGTGGCGGGCTTAGGCCGCCGTTGCGGTTGGCGCGGGCGGTGTGGCGCCTTCTGGCGGCCGATGCCCCTTGATCACCAACAGCCTGGCAATGAGGCCAGCTGCGTCGGTGATGCCAAGCCACGCCATCGCCAGCGGCAAAGCCTGCCAGTCAATGCCACCCATACCTGTGGCAAGAAAGTTCCAGGCCTTCATCGCCAGTGCGTCGTCTTCAGTCGGTTGTGGTGGTGTCTCGCCGCGGTACTGAATGCCGGCTTGAGCATCCAGTACCGCGGTCAGTTTCCCGCAATTTTCTCTCGGGCCTGTATGTGGGCACTGATAGCCGCGCCAATGGCTTTAGCCACCACTTCCACCGCACTTACGTTGTCGCGCACCCAGGCCCGCCAGAGCCCGGCGTTGAACGTTACGGCATCGTCTGCGCCTACCGCCCCGCCCAGCAGCGTGGCCTCGGTCACGTCGCGCCAGTTGTCCACGTATTCGCATACATGATCAACGGTGACGCCGTGCACAAACTTGCCGAACTCAGCTTCGTCTGGCCGAAGAATGCGAACCTGTGCCCCGTTGGGCAGTTCGACCCAGCTTTGCCTGGCTGTAATCAAAGATGCGATAAGCGCCGCATGATCCATTAGGCCGCGCCCTCAGTGGTAAAGCCCTTGACGGTGACGCTAATGCTTCCGGTGCCAATCTGGCCCTGTTGCACGTCACGGCCGGGTTTGCTCGGCTCACCACGGAACACCAAAACGTCGCCATTGTTCCATGTGACGCGAAAGACCAGCAGCTGGCTGTTACGCGCGGCTCGGCGCACGATCTGCAATGCCTCGCTGGCCAGGCTTTCGGCTAGCAGGCCGATGCTCATGGTCTCAGCGGCCAGAAGGCCGTTGCGTTCTTGCCGGATGTTGTCCAGCAGCGTGGTTGCGTTCAGCTTGTCGGCCTCGCCACCGCCTTCGCTGATACTGGTCGATTTGGCCAGGGTAGACCATGCGGTTACCGGAATGAAAGTGCCGCCGGTAAACGCCGGGTAATCGGTGGTGTCAATGTCTTCGAGCTGAAAAGTGTTGGTATCGGTGGTGCCCAAGCGCACAGCCTGGCCCTCCACGTTGACCATGCCCGTCACGCTAAGGAAATAGCCAACGCTTTTTGCCGTCAAGCCGTGCGCCGTGCTGGTAGCCACGCCAGGGTTGGCCTTTGTGATTGCGGTAACCGTCTTGGCAGCGCCTTCGGTCTTGCCGACTTCGACGCGGACACCGCGCCCGATGATGAGATCGCCTTGTGCCATGGTTGTGGCTCCTGTTCAAAATTGCGGCACGGCGGCCACAGGGACAAAAAAAGGCCCGCACGAGGCGGGCCGGTTGGGGTAATGGTTTTGGTCTGGTGCGCCTATGACCACCACTCGACTGTAAGCACGGTGGCATCCAGCCCGGTTTCTTCGTCATAGCCACTGGCGCGGGCCGTGACAGCTGCGGCGCGTGCCTGGCTGGCGGTTGCAATGGCGGCTTCACAGGCATCGGCAACTGTCTCGGCCTGTGCTGCCGTGTTGCCCCAACACTGCAAGGTAAAGGTGCATTGATCAGCCAGCAGCACGCCACTCAAACCGATTTCAAGGTCGTGCTGGCAGGTAAAAACCACATACGGAGCGGGCGTGCCAGAACTAATGGCGTTGTGCGCAATAGCCCTGCCCACCAGCGCTGCGGTGCCTGCGTGGCCAGCCAACAGAGCACGAAAATCGGTCTCTGCACTCATGCGCGCTCCCTCATGGCGTTCCGCCTTTGCGGTTGAGTTTTTCGATCTGCGGGCCGATCACGGTCTTGAACTTCTCAAGCGCCGCCATGAGCATGTTGGCGCCCTCCTCCAGAAAGTGCGCCCCAGCATACGCGCCTGTTTGACTGCGCCGCACAAGACCATTGCGCCGGCGCAATCCCTTGATCTTGAATTTTCGTGTGGCTGCTTTGCGGCCAAAGTTGATCCAGCGCCAGTAGTACGGATCATCCGGGCTTTTTGCGCTGATCGGATTGGGCCGCACGTTCACAAATACCCCCACATTGCCGGCGCGCTTGTCACGCTTGCTTGTGCGAACACTGATTGCATCTCTGACGGTGCCAGGCTTGCGCACACCGCGGCGCATCGCCGAGGCACCCGAATAAGTGGACAACTTGAGCACTGGCGTTCTAGCTCGAATGTGATTTCGCACAATGCGCGCACCGGCCGCAAGCGCGTTGCGCAAAGCCTGGCGCCGCAGTTTGGGCACGATGCCGGCCAGCGCGGCCTTCAGATCTGGGATGCCTGAAACCTTGGCGCCGATCATCTTGCATCCCTCACGCCAGACTGGCACATCAACTCCAGCCAAATGCGCCGCGCGTCGATGTCAATAGGCTCGCCCTGCACGTCATACGCCGCGCCTCGCCACAGCACGCGCAGGCGTGCAGGCATATCGGTACGGAAGCGAATGGTAAAACGCACCGATACAGAAACCTGCATCTGCGCTGCGGCAAAAAAATCTCGGCCGCGCAGCGGTTCGGCCTTAGCCCATACCTCATCAAAATCTACCCATGCAGCAGACTCTTGGCCGTGCGCGTCTTGCGTAGTAGGCAGTTGTTGCAGGGTGACGCGCTCGCTGAGCGCTCCGACTTGGATGTGGCGTGCCATGGCTCAGCGATACATCCGCAGCGGGTCTAGCAGGCGCGGCAGATAGGGCGACTGCTCCATCACGCCTTCGGCCGACAGCGTGGGGTCGTTGACCATCACCGCCACCATCGCCTTGATGAACTGCTGGGCCGAAGGCGGTACGTCGTCGGGGTCGGCCTCGCCCAGCGTGATATCAATGCGCACGCGCGGCCCGATGGCAACCTGGCCTAGCGTGGGCCAACTGGTGCCCAGCGCTGGCGCAAGAACAACGCCGGCATCCTGCGGTGCCCATTCGTAGAGGTTGGTGGCCAGGGTGACAAAAGCGCTGCCGTTCCAGTACGCCACCGCCACCGCGGTGGGACGGAAGAAAGGCAGCAGTTCGTTGGTGGCAGGCCAGTCGGTCAATTCGGCACGCCAGGTCTGTTCGCAGAATCGCATGCCGGTGATGTGCTCGGCCGCCTCGCGCGCGGTGGCGATGTGACCCAGTAGCACAGCATCCCAATGCGACCCGTCCAGGCGCGCGGCAACCTTGGCATCATCGACGCGGACGGGCTCTTGGGTGGGCGGTGTGAGGCGGTAGGTCTGCATAACTGACGTCAGGAATACAGCGGTTCGTTGCTGCGCGGGGCCACCCGGCAACCCCAGCGGATGCGACCGGATCGGGCATCGCGGATGGCCAGGCGCAGGCGGCTGTCATCAGAGAATTCGAGCGACCCGAAAACGCACTCGTACCGGCCGGCGGCGCTGCGCAGCCAAAGCTGGCCGATGGTGTCTTTCTGGCCGTTGTCGTTGTTTTGCACGCCAGTCGGGCATGCGCACAACTCAAGGCTGTCAAAGGCTGCGCCGTGGGCTGCCACGGTGCGACGCACGACGTTGGGCGTGTGCCTGTCGCCGCTCATCACGGTAACGCGGATGCCTTCGTTGTGCAACGCACCAAAGACCCGGTTGCGCTCGGTGGTGTACGCGGCCCAGGTGTCTGCGTTGTCGCCACTGCCGTAGCGGCCGGTCGCATCGCCGTTGTATAGCTTCTTTGAAGAAGCTATGACAATGTGCTGAAAGCCTTGCGCCCAGGCCTGCCGCACCGCGGCCATAAACCATGCCTCCTGCACCGGGCCAAGGCAGACTTTGGCGCTGTTGTCTGTGGCAGTGATGGGGCTGCGGTAGGTGATGAGGTCAGGTACGATGATGCGGGCATGCCGACCGCCGGGCGCACCGTTGGGCCCGAAGTCAAGATAATGGTAGATCACAGGGAATGCGCCGGCCGGCATCGCAGCGCCAGCGGCCGCTGGCGCGCTGGGCATGTCGCCGTTGTTGGTCGCCATCTGCGCCGCTGTCGGGTAGTCCCAATAGGTGTTCCCGAGTTCGCGGTGCGCGGTGTACCACGCCGTGGCCGCTGCGTTGACCTGTGCTTGAGTCAATCCCGTTCCCAATGGCGCGGCGCCGCTTTGTGCCTGGGCAATGGTGTGATCAGCAGAATCTGCCCAGCGGTGGTCATCACCACCCGCCCATGAGATGCGCAACCGGCCCGCTGCGCGCGCGGCCAGAAGATCGCGCCAGCCCGGTTTCAGCCACATGGCATGCACACGGTCCTTGATGCTGGCCGCCGTGCTGGTTGTGGTCATGCCCGTGGTCACGTAGTTGCCCCACGTCAGGCTGTTGTTGTAATACGGGTCATCGCCCAGCATGACGATCAATGCCGGGTTCATGGCCAGCATTGCGTGCGCCGCGTAGAACGGCTGCGCGTTTTCCTCGCATGACTCCATCACAACGCTGAATGCCATGTCAGCCCCTCAGCGCACGCGGGAACTCGCGCCCGGCGGCCAGCATGTCGGCATAGGCGGCGCTGGAGATCAGGCTGCTGTACTGCGTGCGGCGCTGGCAGAAGAAGTTATTCAGCCGAGCGCCGGTAGCGCCACCCCCCAGGGGCGACTGCGTGGGTGTCACGCCATTGCGACGCATCATGAGCACGCCACCATCGGAGGCCGCGCCCGGCAGCGTGATGGCCCGGCAATCGATCTGGTTTGTTCCGATGTTGCTGTCCATGCGGCACTCCAGGCGCAGATAGCCTGCCTCGAACCACATGGTCACCAGCACGCGCTTGGGCTGCGCATGCGTGTCGCCCACCTGCACCCCTATGGGCGTGTTGTCGCTGGACGCAGCGGTAACCCCGCGCACCAAGATGTTGACCGAACTGTTGGGGGCGATGTACAGCCCCCACCCGCCGAACCCGGCGGTTGCGCTGTCGCGGCCCCAGAAGTTGATGTACTGCTGCGTGGCCGATGCGGCAGGGAACTGAATCTCGAACCCGCACAGAATCATGCCTGAGGTGGCGATGTTGGCCAGCCCCATCGCGCTGTCAAGGTATGCGTTGGAAGGGCAGGATGCGTAGTTGTCAGTGCCGTTGGGCGTGTAGGCGCCAGCGTTGGCCCAGCCGTTGGCGGGGGTGGTGCCGGCCAGGGTCATCGTCGGGCCCAGGCCTAGGGCTTCTGCCACGCTGGTTCCAGCGCCATCGTGCATGGGGTACCAGACGGCCGGGTTGGCGGCTGCAACCTGCACAAGGCGCGATGGCGTTAACGTGCTGCGGGTAACTGCGTTGGCGGTCATGCGGATACCTGCGCGGTGACGGACAGCACGGCGTAGCGAGTGGATGACCCGCGCTGCAGAGTGACCTCGACTTTCGTCGGCACGGAGTCAAGCCACTCGAAGCGAGCATCACCCGCGATCACTTCTGCCAAGGTGTAATCAGATTCCATCACATACAATTCACCAGTAAGCGTAGCCATCACACTGACGCCGATAGCGTGCATTACGAGGGTTGCACCACCAAGATCAGGCACGCTGAGGACGCGGGTGCTGTCCATAAGTAGCGTGTAGGTCTCAGCTGTTGGAGTGAGAAGCCTTTGCGCCCCGATGGTGTCAGTGGGCGGAGCAAACGTGACGCGGGCACTGTCAACCGTGCCGCCGACGCCGGCATCTAGAAGGATAGACGCTGTTGGCACGCCGGAGATGGTGGCTAGGCGGGTGCCGGCCGGGGTGTCGAGGATGCCCGCGGAGATGGCGGCATGCACTACGTCGATCTGTTCGATAGACAGAACGGGGTTGTCACCGTCCATCCCGGCCGTGTAAAACCGCGCCAGACCAATGGACACCAGCCGGTTGTTCTCGGTGTCGCCAAGATCATACAGGCCTGGCGATCGGCCGTTGAACGGGTGCAGTAGTTGGATAGTGCTCATGGCTGCGGTTCCTTGTTCCTTGCGGTGCGCTTGCGCGGCTTGCTGTTGGTGGTCGCATCAGCTGCTGGCACGCTGGCCGCCTGAGACACTGGCTGCTGCAGGTATTCAGCACAG